GCCATCACAAGAAGAGGTACTAAAGGTTCAAATTACAGGAGTTGGGTTCCCGCCTGGTTCCAGTACAAATGATTTGAAAGCTATAATTGCTCAACTTTCTGAAGGAGATATAGGAGCTTCTATAACAGGGTCATAAAGCGCTTGACATTTTTGGATACACAGCTTATATCTAATATATGAAGGGCAGCGGCCCCTCTCTGTTATAGGAGATTAATAGATGAAGTTTAGCATTTCCGCCCAGGATTTGAAGCGGGCGCTGAATACTTGTAATGAGATAGCGCCTGCCAGTTCTGCGATTGCTGAAGAAAAAACTGGCGTTCTTGTTCGTGTTGAAGACGAGAGCGCTATTTTTATATCTTCAGATGAAACCTCATACGTTAGAGTAGAAGTTCCTGCCAAGGTCCAAAAAACAGGAGAGGCATTGGTTCGGTGTTTGCCTGTGGCCAGTTCCGTTTCTGCCACGTTTGATGACTTTGGTTTTGATGGGGAACCAACAATTATTAAGTTAGAAACCACATCTAAACCTACTCTCAAAATTTCGGGAAGTAATAGGGTTCGGGAAGGCAAAGCCCTGAACCACGTTAGAAACTTTCCCCTCTTGAATGTGGGGTTCTTTATTGAGCCCCCCGTATTTGATGAGGAAAAAGCGACGCAGTTCCCTGCGTTTCAGTTTATGGATGGCCTGGCTAAGGTTAGCCCGGCCGCTTCGAAGGATAATTCTAAGCCTCACTTCAATTGTATTTCATTAACTCTTACGGATAACGAAGTAGTATTTGCTGCCACAGATGGAATTCAAATAGCCGAATTTACGAAAGCCGCAGAGGTCCAAGGCCTCCGTGGCTCTTTTATTTTGGGCCTAAAATTCGCATCAGTTGCTGCCAAACTTGTAAATCCGGCGTTAGATGTTGTGGATATGTATGTTGAGGATGATAATTTCTTCCTAAAGAGCGGACGTACTACGTTAGTAGGCACTCTAATAAATACCAGTTTCCCGGATTATACCTCTTACATGCAGACCGACAATCTACTAACTGCTGTTTTTCCTCGCGAAGCTTTCCTATCAGTGCTTTCAGGAATGCAGCCTACTGTTGATGCCAAAACTCACAGGCTGGTTATTGAAGCAGACGCTTCGGGACGAGCCTCCCTCTCAACCTCAAGTATTACAGGTGAAGCGGAGAGTTCTGATCTGGATGTAGAAACCCCGGAAAGTTTTGTTCTTCATTTTGACTCCACCCTGCTTCAAGCATCGGTTAGGCAGTTGAAAGCCGAGGAATTTGAATTATACTTTACTCAAGATACCAAAGGTGTTCTGTTGAAGTCCCCTAAGGACGACGACTTTAAGGCTTTTGTTTGTACCCTGAAGAAAGTTGATTAATGAATGAGCTATTCTTTGATGAACAAGGCGCTATTGACGAGCTTCGGAAGCGTGGATATCGCGTTATCAAAGAAAAGTCTCTTGAAGCAAGCTCTATTACTACCGTAAAAGAACTTGTTGATTATTTCTATAGCCGCAGACGCTACTATAATTCCGACCGTAAATTTCCTTTCAGCATAGATTATTCTACTGACAGTAAATCTATCAGTAGTTTTATTCGTTCCCGTGAAAAATTGGGACTGGGAAGGAAAGCTGCTATAATAGAAGCGGTCCTATTAGTAGAGGCCCTCTTCAAATTTGAAGAGCATTTGAAACTCAAAACTCCTATCATCAGCCCTGCTATTTTAGCGGTGCGTCCGATCATGGATCGCATTTGTTCGTTTGTGAATGGCGAAGTGGATGAAGTTAGTGAGTCTGAGTCAAATATGTTTATTGACGAGATCAATGAAACCCTTAACAAAAAATTCGCGGATCAAGATTTTGAAAGGGCATCCAAAGAAAGAAAAAGAATACTGGAGAACTTAGATGACGAAAGAGACAGGAACCCTTAAAGTAGTACAAAACGCAATAGAAAAGGAATATGGCCATATAATTAACTGGTTAGGAGAAGCTGTAGCCCATGTGCCTGAAATTATCTCCACAGGATGTATTGGATTAGATAATGCAATTGGGCCCGGCGGATTGGAACGAGGCCTAATTGCCGAATTCTTTGGTCCAGAAGCCAGCGGTAAGAGCTTCTTAGGCTACAGTGTAATCAAGGAAGCTTGTAGCTTGGGCCACAAGTGTGCTATTATTGATGCTGAGAATTCTCTGGATCCGCTACTTCTCCGACAGGTCGGCTTGTCCGAGGATCAAGTGCTGCTTGTAAGAGGAGCACCTACAGGTGAAGCCAACCTTGATATTGCGCAAAAATTGATGGAGACAGGTGATTTTGCTGTGGTTCTTATTGACAGTGTTGCTGCTCTAATTCCTGATGCCCGGGTTGAAGCTGAATACAGTCAGCAGGATATGGGAATTCATGCCCGGCTAATGAGTAAAGGTATTCAGAAACTATCTCCCGTGGTTAAAAGGACTAATACGCTCTTGATTTTTGTAAATCAAATTCGTTTCAAGATCGGTGGCTATGGAAATCCCGAGACGACTACAGGGGGAAATGCCCTACTTTTTTATGCGTCCTATAGAATTCATGTGAGCGGGGGTAAGAGCAAGAAGAGTCGGCTATTGGACGAGAGTACTGGTGAGATCTATGGACACCGCACGAAGTTCTTTATTGAGAAGAACAAGAGAGCCGCTCCTTATAGAAGTGCAGAGGTAGATTTGATCTACGGAATTGGATATGATGCTGTGGGAGAGCTATTGGATCTCGGTGTGGATATGGGAGTGATCGACAAGGGAGGCGCATGGCTGACCTATGGGGAGCACAAGTGGCAGGGAAAGAGCAAAGCAAAACTTGACCTAATGGCCAACGAAGCCCTCCAATCTGAACTTGAAACCAAGATTCGTGGTATTATTTCGGGGGAAGTGGTTCAAGAAGTGCCGGAAGAATTTTCGAAAGGCAAAGCTCCAGAACGCCCTGAAGAACCTGAGATCGAGATAATTGGAGAAAATGGAAAGATAAAGAATGCCAAGCCTACTCGCAAAAAGCGTACATCAAACGCTTAGGGAAATATTTCCGAATACCCGAATCAATGAAGAGCATTATATCAATTATAATGGACAGAAACTCTTCTTTGATTTCCATATCTCTACGTTGGTAGAAGTGCAGGGCGTTCAGCATACAGAATTCAACAAACATTTCCACGGAACAGCGGAGGCATTTAAACAATCCAAGAAGCGGGATCAGTTAAAGTTAGAATGGTGCCATCTCAACGATATGACTTTAGTATGTGTCAATCATAATGAGATTCCCATCAGTAAAGAAGATCTCTTACGTAAGATAGAGGAAGCGCAAAATGGATGAACGTATTAGACGGAGACTTAGAGAAACCTCTGATTCCTTGTCTTTATATAGTGCCATGCCTCCTTCGGATATTGAAGAGGTTTTCAATTTTCAGGTCCGGGAGATGGACAGTACCCCTTCCCAAACCATATCTCGTTATACAGTAATGTTGGGGCAATATCTTATCACTCTTAAAGTACGGTTCAACACTGCTCGAGTAATCGCAGGGCAGCAGAAGAAAGTATTGGATCGGAAAGTAAAAAATCTTATCGGTAGTGGTGTGATAGAGGGGCCCACTTTGAAAGAACGGGAGAGAAATGCCATATCTTCCAGCGAAGAACTACAAGCATTAGAACTGGATCACGATGAAGCGGCTGCTGAACGTGATCTGCTAGACGGCTTGGATAAGCCTATTACAGAACTTATTAATGCTCTAAAGTCAGAACTTAGACGGAGAGCAGAGGAAAGACAACACACTCAAAGAGAAAGAGGGAGTTAATGGAGCCGGAGCAAGCTAAAACCCGATTCGCACATGCAGGAAATGAGGCCGCGGTTATTGCTTGTGTCTTAAAAGATGCGACCAATTATTTTGAAGTTGATTCTAAACTATCCGATAATGATTTTCTGACTCCTCATCACAAAGCGATCTGGGTAATAATCAAAACTCTAGTACGAGAGGGCGTCGTTGCGCTCGATACTGCCGCTATTTTGAATCAAGCTTCAGTTATGAAGTTGGAAGACCACGTAGGAGGATATGATTATATAACTGCTCTTTTTGATAAGAGTATAGATGGAGCTAATATTGGTTTCTACCTCCAAAGAGTTTTGGATGCCAGTGTGAAAGTTAAGGTTATCCAGGCAGTCCAAGATATTGGAAATCTTACTGAGCAGAACAGAACCCTCACAGGAGAAACTCTAACCGCTGAAACAATTGTTGAACATGCTCAACAGAAATTCTTACAGATTTCAATTGAAAGTGAGAGAGGCGCAGAAGCAGTAAATATAGCAGAGGGAATCCCGGAGTTGCTTGAGGAAGTCACCTCCAATTCATCACGTGTTAGAGGGATACCTACAGGATTTTTGCGGTTAGATGAAGCTATAAATGGCTTGGCCCCAGGAACGCTGACTGTGTTGGGAGCACGTCCCAAGGTTGGAAAATCTACTCTTCTATTGAACTGGGCTAAGCACATTGCTTATACAATTCGTATGCCTATCTTATATATTGATACGGAGATGAATGCCCAAGAACAACAGTTTCGAGCTCTATCTACTTTATCTGGGGTGGCTGAACGGGAAATAATTAACGGAACTTATGTAGAGGACCCTCAGAAAGTAGATGCTATAAAGGGAGCGGTGGGGATTTTAGACTCTGGACTTATCTTACATAAGTATTATCCAGACTTTACCCCCGAAGGAGTTGCTTCTCTAACAAGGAAGTATCAGCATCAGTTTGGTGTGGGCTGTGTTATTTTCGACTACATCAAATTACCAGACGCAGACTTACAAATGATCGGTAATGTAAAGGAACACCAAGCATTAGGGTTTCTTTGTGTTGCTTTGAAGAATTTAGCAGGGCAATTAAATATCCCTGTTGTAACAGCTGCCCAAATAGGGCGTACCGGCGCTAATAGAAGCCACGTTAATGCCGCAGATTTTGCAGACTCGGACCGCATTCTTCGATACGCTAACACCTTATTGGGATTAGCGGCCAAGCCCAAGAAGGAATTGGAAGAGTTAGAAGAAAGATATGGCCGAGATGCTATGTTAGCTTCCGGCACTCACCGACTTCAGATTTTAGATACTCGAGCAGGCGGAACCAACTTTTCGGGAATTGATTTGTATTTCCGCAAAGAAATTCTAACCATGAACGAGGCACCTGTACAAATCTCAGATTTGAAACAGGAGGGGGACAATGAATTTTAACGATACATTAACAACTTTACTTCCAATTATTGGGATTGGAGTGTTCTTTTTCTTTTACTATAAGAGCAAACGAGTTAGAGGGGCAACCAAATCAGTCTTAAGATTTGCTCCGATGCTTCTGTCTATCTTAGCTTCCCGAATCAAAGATAAGCCGGGGGTTTTCGATAAACACGACATGCTGGTGCTGACTGGAAATCTTATGACGCACATCCATGAAACCATCAATGATCCGGCCAATACAAACTATGATGATGTCTCGGATGACTTATTTGAATTTGTTCGCGCTGAGCTTGATCGTTTCAGGGAAATGGGAATAAAAAACGTTCCTGATATAACTGATGAGGCTATTTACACACAGATTAGGATAGTTTTCACATCACTACAAGAGGCATTCAGTGAAGATACAACAGGAGACGGTAGCCAGAATTAAACAAATAGTTGATCCGGAATTAGTTTTAGATTATCTTGGTTTCCATCTGATCAGGAAAACTCCGAAGGAAGTAAGAGGTCCTTGTAAGGTTCATGGCGGAGACAACCCAACTGCTTTCCGGTTCAATTTAGAATCCCGCACTTGGTGTTGCTATACCCATCACTGTGAGGGGGAGAGCGATAGGGATCTAATCGGTTTAGTCCAACAGGCCACAGGCCAATCCTTTGCAGACAGCGTAAAGTTTCTCGCTGATCTTGCCGGCATAGATCTAAATAATCAGGATCAGCTCTCAGAGGAATACCTGAAGCTGAAACAACAACAGGAGATGCGGAAAGAGATTAGGCAAACCCGATCTGCAGCCTCTGTTGCCAGTTTTTATCCCGAAGAAGTCGTCGAAGAGTTAGTGAAACAACGGTCTGATTATTTCTTAGATCGGGGCTTCCCGGTCGAAATATTAGACTTCTATGAAGTAGGAGGAATGACGGATTCCAGGGGCGTTCATCGAGAAACCATTCCCATTAGAGATGAAGATGGGAATTTGATTACGGTAAGTGCCAGGAGAACAGATTCGGATAAAGATCCTAAATATCTTCTGCTGAAAGATGTCCGCAAGGAGGTAACTCTTTATAACCTTCATGTTGCCAAGAATTATACTGGTGATGATAGAACCTTGGTATTAGTTGAGGGCTTTGTGGATGTTTGGTCCTTGGTTTCGTTGGGGGTATATAATGTTGTGGCTGCTATGGGCACAGATATTACACCCAATCAAGCACGATTGATATGGAAGTATGCAGAAAATGTCGTCGTAATGTTGGATCCTGACGACGCTGGGAGAACAGCAACGGAACGAGTTGTGAAGTTGTTGGAGAAAGGTGCTTTGGTGCGCCCCATCCTACTTCCAGAAGACAAAGATCCTAAATACTTTACTTATTCTGATGTAAAAGAATATTTTGGAGGAGAAATAAATCATGACTGATGGAATCAATCACGTAGTTTTACAGGGCGAGCTTTGCTGGCCAGAGCTTAAATACACGGGATCAGGTAAGGCTCTATATAAGGCCAAGGTTAGAATCCCTACCACAGATCAGAGAACAGGCGAAGACCGCCAGGCGTATCTTCGAATTACTGCTTGGGATGATTTCGCAACCTACCTTGACTCCCTAGAGCCTAGGACTCGCGTCAGGGTATCTGGACGTATCCAGGAACGTTCGTTCACCAACCGAGATGGTAAGAAGCAAAACGTTACCGACATCATTGTTGATGGTGTTGAGACCGTAGATTCCGACGATGGCACCAATCAGTTTGTTCTTCAGGGCGAGATCGTTTGGCCTGAGCTGAAGCAGGTTGGGGAGCGTGGAACAAATCTCTTTAAGTCTAAGGTAAAGATTCCTTTCTTCCGTGAGGATGATCCGGATAATCTTCGACATGCCTATGTAAGGATCACTGCTTGGGACAACCTGGCAGAGGGACTTGGTGAGGTGGGCGAAGGTGAGATTGTAAAGGTTTCTGGTCATATTCAGGATCGTACTTGGACTGCTCCGACCGGACAGAAGCGTGTCTTTACTGACGCTGTAGTGACTAACTTTACTGTACCTGCGCACGAGGCTGTTTAATGGTTGAAACTGTAAGAGGCGTAGCCCCTGGATTTCTCTTGATGCCTGCCCGAGAATACGTATGGGAGCGCGGGGAACGAGTTGAGTTACGTGTACCTCTTGAGGGCAAGTTAAGTGACTTCTTAGAACCTGGGGCTTTGGCTGCCGGAGTAAGGATTGCAGGAGAAGATGAGTTTAAGATTTATGGCGACAACGTATTTTTGTTATGGGAAATAACCCGAATACTGTTTGCCAAAGCAGAATACCCAAGTTTAAAAGAGGATGAATGTTTCAATATTGTTGCCCTTGAACGAGACGATGATGAACTAGTCCTTTATGGGGAAATAATAAAGAGTATTGCATAATGGCTATAGAAGATTATCCTTATTGTATATTTTGCGACTCTAAAGTAACGTGGGTTAGTTTTGATGAAGTAACCCGACTTGTCACTTTCCGTTGCCAATGTGGCGAAGCTGTTGAAGTGGAGATTGAGTTAGAAAATGCCAAAGGATTATTACGAGATCCTCAGTGTTCCGAGGGACGCTAACGAAGCCCAAATAAAGAAATCATATCGGAGTTTGGCCAAAGAGTGGCACCCTGACAAGCACGCACAGGATGAAGGAAAACAAACAGAAGCAGAAGAGAAATTCAAAGAAATTTCTGAGGCTTACGCTGTGCTTTCTGACCCTGAAAAGAAAGCTAATTATGACCTCACGGGGGATCCAAATAGAGGAGGCAGTCCCTCTGGATTTCGAATGACCGGCGACGCTTCTGATATACTTTTCCACCACTTTAGACAACAGTTTAGGCATACCGGACCTGCCGCCCCCCGGCCAATGAAGGGACAAAGTGTTCAACAAAATCTGGATGTTTCTCTACAGGAAGCCCTCTTTGGTGGAGAACGAACTTTTAATTATAGCGTAACTTCTTCCTGTGAAACGTGTGGGGGTAAAGGGGGAACAGAGTTTAAAGTATGTTCTGTTTGTAAAGGTGCCGGTATGCATGTACGTCGGGGACCGAATGTGATTATGCAGACCCCCTGTGAGCCTTGTGGAGGCCAAGGTCAGGCTATTAAAACTATTTGTGACAAGTGCCACGCCCGTTGCGTTGAAAAGGAAGACAAAGTTCTTAACGTGAAAATTCCTGCAGGAATTCGTCACGGAACGACCTTGAGAATTTCTGGCAAAGGTGGACGTGGTTTTTATGGAGGCTCTCCGGGAGATATTTTATTGGCAGTCGATCTCAACTACCCGGATATGTCTAAGCTAACCGAAGATGAAAGGAATCAGCTAGAGAAGCTGCTCTCAAAGTGAAAATATTAGGTCTTGATATATCAACAAAATCTACAGGCTGGTTTATTACAAAGAGATCTTGTGGAATAATAGCACCGCCTAAAGAGCCTCCGTTTGCGGAAAGACTAGCTTTATTTCGGGTGCAGATAGAATATTTAGTTCTCAAGTACAAGCCTGATGTGGTAGTGATTGAGGATGCTTATTACCGGCCGGGGTTTGGAAATATTCATACTCTGAAAACCTTAGTGAAGTTTGCTGGGGTGGCCATTGAAGTGTGTGGTACTCACAAAGTGCCCGTCGAGATCATTACTGCAACCCAAGCGCGAAAATATTGTTGCGGAGATAAGAAGCTTGATAAACGAGGGGTGTTTGATTATTTTGTTAGAAAGTATGAATTAGGCGAATGGTCATTCGAAAAGGATAATGACAAAACGGATGCGATGGCGCTTGTATGGGGGTATCGTGAAATACAAAAAGCCCAAGCCAAAGAGAAACCCTCTGCGAAGAAAGGCAATCAGAAGAAAGCCAGGGACTAAGCCACCTGAGTATATCCAACCCGAACGAAAGAAAAAGGGCGGGCCTTATACGCAGTCAAAGGATTACAAATATCTTTGGGGCCATGTAACTCCAGAGGTCATAAAGCAATTACCTGAAAAGCGTGTCATTTGTTGGATCAACTACCAGCATTTATCTTTACCTATTTGTGCCATGAAGAAATTTTGGAATGCACAGAAAGAATGTAAAAGATGTAGTTTGTTTCAAAGGGATGAACACGCACAAGAGCTCAAGGATCTCATAGAGATATGGGAGAAAGACGACCTTGAGGATTAGGAGGAACAAATGGAAGTAACTAGGTTATCAGCGACTGCGATAAGAGATTTCTTGCAATGCGCTTTGAAGTTGGTTTTTAGATATGACAGAGAAATTCCATCTATAAAGAATGACCATGCGCGGTTAGGCATTGCAGTTCACCAGGCGTTGGAACAATTAACACGTCGTATGCTACATAAGAAGAGTTTTCCAGACGCATCTGACTATGATTTTGCCGTTACTACCTTCATGAATTCGGCCACCCATGAAGGGTTGGAAAACATGTCATTTTATAAAGATGGTAAGGAAATGGTTACGGCATTCGTTGATAAGTATGATCCGGCCGAAGAGGTCTTGGATGTTGAGCATCGTTTTAAGATTACTACCCCTGAGGGAATTCCTATTGTAGGAGCTATCGATAAAGTTGTTAAGGTCAATGACGATACTATCGCCATTATTGACTATAAGACTAGTCGAAATGCTTTGACCAGTTGGCAGCTTGAAGATGATGTTCAGCTTTCAATGTATGATTTGGCTGCGAGTTTAATTTGGCCTGAATATACTAATCGAATTTTGACCTTAGACTATGTTCGTATAGGCAAGCCTGTCCATACTTATAGAACTGACGAAGATAGAGAGACTTTCCGCGAGTTTCTATCTAGTATATGGCTGCAGGTTGCTAAGATGGACGAGCGAGAAATTAAGGGACGCCTCAACGGTCTTTGTGGTTGGTGTGATTACAAGAGCTACTGCCCATCATACGCTGAATTCATGAAGTCTGACGCTATTACGCTTGAGCCTCTGTCTGAAATGACCAGTGAGGAATTTTTGGATCATTGGGAAAATATCTCTAGTAAGAAAACTATATTAGAGTCTCGTCATCGAGATCTTAAGATGATCGCTAATGAAAAGGGCATGAGGAGTGAAAGAATTTCGGACGGAACTAGAGAACTATATAGTACTCAGGCAGCACGAACTAATTATATGATTGAAGAAGTAGTCGATATCATTCCAAAGGAAGATCTCTTTTCAGTGCTTACCGTTAACAAAGCCCGGTTGGATCGTTATGTAAACGATCATCCCGATCTAAAGTCTTCGCTAGCCCGAATAGCGAAGATAAATCTCAACGCACCTGTATTCAAGGTGAAGAAAGTAAAGCCGAGTGAGGAAATTGATGGAGATTGCTCCACAGTTAACAAAAACGAAAGCGCAGCTTGAGGCTCTTGGAGATCCTTTTATAGGGATTCAGCTCAAAGCCGGCGAGAAAATATTCGGGCGTGTCCATAAGTTTACTCAATACACTATTTATATTGAAGACAGTCACGGTGATATTTTGGATGTTCCCAGGCGCCTCATTCAAAGGTCACTACTGATGATTAAAGGAGACAAAAATAATGCCAGAGCCTAAGTTCTTACAAAAAATAAATCCACAGCCCAATACTCCTGCCAATCGAAAGACGAAAGTTATTTTTTATGGGGATTCTCCAACTTGTGCCACGGGATTTGGTCAGGTTTCTCGTAACATTTTACCTGCCCTTCGTGATTCGGGACGATATGACGTAGATGTTCTAGGCATTAATTATTGGGGTGATCCTCATGATTATCCTTTTAGAATTTGGCCTATGGCTATCAATGGTCAGAGAGATCCTTATGGAAGACAGAGGTTGCAACAGCATCTTCTAGATCCCAAGCTACAGTATGATATCCTCTTCTTTCTACAAGATACTTTTATTCTGGATTTCATGCCGGGCATGCTGGATAATCTCAAGAAAGCTGGGAAACGATTTAAGAGTGTCTATTATTTTCCTATCGACGGTATTCCAAAGCCTGAATGGATCAATTCAGTAAACGCTGTGGATTTTCCAGTTACTTATACTCAGTTTGGGTTTGATCAGTCCGTCAAGAGAATCCCAGACCTGAAAGACAGGTTGCAAGTTATTCCTCATGGCGCCAATCCTAAGATGTTTTTCCCTGCCCCGACGGAACAGGTTCAAGATTTTAGAAAACAGTTCTTCGGTCCTGTTGCGGATCATTTTATTGTGACCAATGTTAACAGAAATCAGCAGCGAAAAGATATTCCTGCTACCCTTCTTGCATTTAAAGAGTTCAAAAAGCAAAGGCCGGAAACCGTTCTATATCTACACATGGCTGCCCAAGACCAGGGGTGGAACTTACCAGAGGTTCTTAAGATGCTGGAGTTGGATATATCTAAGGATGTAATTCTTCCTCAGAATTTTTCGCCCTCGACCGGGTTCCCCTTGGAGATTTTGAATCTTATTTATAATGCCAGCGATTGTGTGATGAGCACCACCGTTGGGGAAGGCTGGGGACTTTCTTGGACCGAGGCGATGGCTACCAAGACCCCGGTAATTTTCCCGAACAACACCTGTTTGGGTGAGTATATTACTGAGGAGACTGGGTATCCTTATCCTAGCGGCGGTGATCCAGACCATACTGTCGTGATCCCCCATGATAATGAGATTCCGCGCCCGACGGCTCATATTTCTAAACTTGTAGAACGACTTGTAGAGGTTCACGATGATCGAGAAGAGGCAGCCCGCCGGGCAGAAAATGGTTATAATATGGTCCTGAATAATCTTGTTTGGACGGAACATATTAATCCCCAGTGGGTAAAACTGTTTGATGAGGTTGTGGCCAGTACAGGGCCCAGCTTTATACCTAAGACGCCAGATCTGGCCAAGCCCGTACTTAAGGGCGAAGTTCTCTAATGCCTGGAGTAAAATATATAGGTCCTGTTTTTGACGGATCAGGCTATGCTGCTGCCGCCAGAAACTATGTCTTATCTATTCATAAAAAAGGCTATCCGATTACTCTGGCACCTATAACCTTTGAGAAGACTCGCCCAGACTTAGGAGCAGATGGGGAAGTTCTTCGAAGCTTGATGAACAATAATATCGATTATGATAAGGTTATTGTTCATTCTACCCCAGATCTGTGGCACCACTGGACTAAGTTTGAACAGAATAAACATATTATAGGTTATACTGTTTGGGAAACCAGCGGCCTTCCTGCAGAGTGGATTCCTCCCTGTAATAAGGTTAATGAGGTTTGGGTGCCCTGTGATTGGAATATGGATGTATTTCGTGAGTCTGGAGTGACCGCTCCTCTTTATAAAATCCCCCATGCTATTGATGTGCCTAACATGAATGCCGTTCCGGATTTTAACTTTGATGGCATTCCAGAAAATATGTTTGTTTTCTATGCCGTTTTTCAATGGCAAGAACGGAAGAATCCATATGGACTACTCTCTGCGTTTTGTACCGCCTTTACTGGGGTGGAAGATGTTATTTTGGTCCTGAAGACTTATCGACACGATCACGGGGGAGATAAGACTCAGAT